GATGATTTTTTATTACAACAGAACTCTAAAGCACCTTATACTTCAGAGACAATGGTTGCAGCTATTGATAGTAAGTACTCAAATGACCTTATTTCTAAATTTAAAATCGGATTAGATAACTTAAAAGGAAGTCAAGAAAAAGGCAGCATCTTTTACCCTTCCCCTTTTTCAAAAAAATACGATGGTAGTTTAATGTGTGGTAAGTTTGTTACTGCTAAGTATAAAATTAAAAAAGGATCTAATTGGAGTACTAAAGGAAGTATGTCCAAAATATATCATAGATCTGTAGCAGATAGCCCTGAAGCATGTAACGGTACTCGTTCAAATATAACTCTACTTGAAGAAGTAGGTTTTATGGGGAATTTAGAAGAAGTACTTGGTTCATTAAAAGATACTACTTATAGTGGTATGAATAAGACAGGAACTATTTGGATGTTTGGGACCGGTGGACAAATGGAAAGCGGTAAAACTGAAGCACTTAAAAAAGTATTTTATGATCCAGAGTCATATGATTGTTTAGCTTTTGAAGATACTTGGGAGAATACCGGAAAAATAGGATACTTTGTTCCTTACCATTATGCTGTAAATGATTTTAAAGATAGTGAAGGTCGTACAGATTTAGAGAAAGCTGAAAGAGAAATTAATACAAAAAGAGATGTTCTTAAAAAAGCTAAATCTAAAGAACCTTATAAAGAAGAACAACAAAACAACCCTATCAAACCTTCTGAAGCATTCATGGTTACAGATGGTAATATATTCCCTACAACAGAATTAAAAGAACATTTAAATTATTTAGAGTCCTTAAATGATCCAGCGATAGACGGTGTAAAAGGAACTATTACTTTTGATTCTTTTGGTAAAACTAAATGGACCCCGGACTTAGATAATGAATTACGTGCTGCAGATTACCCTGTTAAAAAAGGAGAACAGGTAGAGGGTTGTATTGTTATATGGGAGGATCCTGTTTATATAAATGGTGAAATACCTTATGGTTTATATATTGCAGGAACAGATCCATATGACCAGGATGAAGCAGCAAACTCTATGTCTTTAGGTTCTACATTTATATATAAAACCTTTATGACAGAAGAAGGTGTGTATGATTGGATAGTTGCAGAATATACTGGTAGACCTGGAACAGCTAAAGAGCATCATGAAAATGTACGTAAATTACTACTACATTACAATGCAAGAGATTTGTATGAGAATGAGAAAAATACAATAAAAATGCACTTTGAGCAAAAAAATTCATTACATTTGTTAGCAACTACACCTACTATTTTAAAGTCTACTCAAAACAGTAGTGTAAATAGAGGTTATGGTATACACATGACAGATCATATCAAAGATGAGCTAGAAGTATATACTAGAGATTGGTTGACTACAGAGATAGGTAATGGTAAACTTAGATTACATAATATTTATAGTAAACCTTTACTTAAAGAATTAATTGCTTACTCTAGAAAGAAAGGGCTTAACTTTGATAGAGTAATCTCGTTTATGTTATGTATCTTACATAAGGAACAGACACATAGAATGAAAATACAAGATTTAACTAAAGAACCGGTACGTGATCCATTCTTTGATAATCTTTACAAAACAGTTAAAATGAGAAATTCGATATGATAAATAATTTCTATACAGCATTACCTGCACAAAAAATAGCTTTATCTAAGAAGACTAAAACTTGGAGAGAGCAGTGTGTTGATGCTATTGCAGGGTTTGGTTCAAGTAGGACTAATGGACGTACAACAAGATATCGTAAAAAGACTAATTATAATTTAATTAACTCTATTATAGATCCTGCTGATTTAGAATATGTATTAAATCCTTATGGTAAAGATTCTTCTTTAAATGGAGGAGAACCTGCACAAATGAGGTGTATGAACATTATTGCTGCTAAAATTAACTTATTAAAAGGAGAAGAAACAGCAAGACCTTTTGATTTTACAGTAGTTGCTAAGAATGGAGCTGCAGTAGATGCTAAGGAAGAGAAGAAAAAAGAATTAATAATGCAAGTAGCTAATTCAATTATTGAAAAAGCTGCTGGTATTGCACAACCTCAACCAACTGGAGAAGAGCAACAACAACCTCAATCTTTTTCAGAAGCAGAACGATATATCAAAATGTCGCTTCGTGATATTAGAGAAGAATCAGGTAATGCTATATTAGAACATTTAAAAGAAGATCAGAAATTAAAATTACGTTTTAATGAAGGTTGGGAACATGCTTTAGTAGCAGGAGAAGAATGTTACTATATTGGTATTGTAGGTAAAGAACCTAGATTACGTACAGTTAATCCTATTAATTTTGACTTTGATAAGAACCCAGATGATCCATGTATTGAAAATGGTGATTGGGCAAGAGAAGATAGATTTATGTCTACAGGTCAAATTATAGATGAGTTTGGTGAATTTTTAACGAATGAACAAATTGACTTATTAGAATCAAATGATTATTCTACTTCTAATGGATTGAATAATCAAATGTATCCAGGTTGGGCATATACAAAAGAATCCCTTGACGCATATAATAAAGTAAATTATAGTGCTGATAGATCACAATCAAGTTATCATACAGTATCAACAGTTGTTTGGAAATCACTTAAAAAAGTAGGATTCTTGTCTTATATGGATCCTGAAACAGGTGAACCTCTTGACACAATGGTTGATGAATCTTTTTCTTTATCTGATGATTTAAAAGAAATAGGTGCTGAATTAGAATGGAGATGGATTACTGAAGTATGGAAAGGTACTAAAGTAGGAGATGCATTTTACTTAGATATTAACCCTTTACCATATCAACTTAGATCTATGGATAATCCATACGAATCTAAATTACCTTATGTTGGTAGAGTATATAATGCAACTAACTCTATGTCTACTAGCTTAGTAGATTTAATGAAACCATACCAATATTTATATAATATTATGTGGTACAGACTTGAAGCTGAGATTGCGAAATCAAAAGGTAAAAAGTTTGTAATGGATATGGCTATGATCCCGAAAAGTAAAGGGATGGATATTACACAATGGATGTATAATTTTGATACTCTAGGTATTGCATTCGTTAATTCACTTGAAGAAGGTAGACCTGGTGATCCAAATTCTGTTTCTAAATTTAACCAATTTACTTCTATTGATATGGCTATGAGCCAAACAGTAGGTCAGTATATTAGTATAATGGATAAGATTGAGGATATGATTGGAGAGTTATCCGGAGTTAATAGACAAAGACAAGGACAAACATTCTCTTCTGAAACAACAGGAGGTATTGAAAGAGCTGTATCTCAATCTAGTTATATTACAGAACCTTACTTTTATGCCCACAATGAGGTTAAAAAACAAGTACTTACACAATTACTTGAAGCATCTAAAATAGCTTATGAAGGGTCTAAAAAGATACATCATATATTAGATGATATGCAAAGGATATTCATTGAAGTAGATATGGATAAATTTGCTGATAGTGAGTATAGTGTATTTGTATCTAATAGTTTAGAAGATAAAATTTTATATCAAAAAATTGAAGGACTTGCTCAAGCAGCAATGCAGAATGGTACTCTTAAATTTGCTGATCTTATTAAGATGTATAAAACTAAATCTATTTCACGCTTATCTGCAGATCTTGAACTTGCTGAAGAAAAACGTATGCAAGAACAACAAAAAGCTTCTGAGCAACAAAATCAAATGGCTCAAGCTCAATTACAACAAGATGCTGCTGATAAACAAGCTGATAGAGATAATGAGAATATGAATAAACAACTTGATAGAGAAAACAAGATTGATCTTGCTACTCTAACAGCTTTAGGTTTTTCTGAAGATAAAGATATTGATAATGATGGTACACCGGATGTTCTTGAACAAAGTAAGATTGCTTTAAAACAATCTGAAATAGCTTCTAAACAAGTAATGCAAGCACAGAAGTTAAGTCATGAATCTTCAGAAGCATCTAAAAATAGATCTTTAGAAAGAGATAAAATAGCAGCTTCTAAAGACATTGCTAAGTATAAAACTAAAAATAAACCAAAGTAATTGTAGAGAAAACACCGAGGGATAAGGATTTATTTGTTGTTCTATAAGGAAAACTCTTTGATTATAATTAAACAAACTTTAAATTTAAACTAAATATGAACTGGAAACTAGAAACACAGACGTATACTAAAACAGGAGAATCTAAAAAAGAAGCTCCTATTGACAATGGTATTAAAGAAGAACCTCAAGATGTAAATGACATCCCAGAACCTGAAGAGATAGATACTGACACACAGTATGAGTATATTGAACAGGAAAAACCTAAAGGAAAAAAGGTAGAAGAAGTAGAAGAAGATGAAACTGAAACTACACAATACTTTAATACAATTGCTTTTCTAGCAGAGAATGATATTCTTAAACTAGATGAAGATGCAGAGTATGAAGATTCTGAAGAAGGTCTTACTCAAGCAATGAAAGATCACTTTGAAAAAGAGCGTATTGCTTATGAAGAATCTTTAGGTGCAGAAGAAAGAGAATTAATGGAGTTCCTTAAAAATGGAGGTACAGCTAAAGATTTTCTGGAATCTAGAGATGATTCAGATTATGAAGATATTGATATGACAGATGGCCAAAATCAATTTAACGTAGTTGTAGAACATCTTATTGCAATGGGTTATGAACAAGAAGAAGCAGTTGATTCTGCTAGAGATCATTTAGCAGCTAATACTTTAGAGAAACAAGCTAAAATTGCACAGAAAAAACTTATTGAATTATCAAGTAAAACTTCTGCTCAAAAGTTAGAATCTTTAAAAGCTGCTCAAGAAGCTAAAGAAAAAGAAAGAATTAGAGAACAAGAGGATATGAAAAAAACTATTCTTGCAACTCGTTCTTTAAAAGGATTTGAATTAAAAGAAGCTGATTCTAAAGCGTTATATGATTTTATAACTACTCCTGATAAAAAAGGGTTAACAGGTTTACAAAAAACTAATTCTGAAGAGAATAAACTAGCTTATGCTTGGTTACTGATGAATGGTTTTAATATGGATAAAATCAAAAAACAAATTGAAGCAGATATAACTAAAAAAGTTAAAGTGTCCTTATCAGCACATAGAGATGTAATGACTAAACCAAAAGCTGTTACAAAACAATCTGAAATAGATAAAGGAACTTCTTCTTTAAAATTAAATTGGAACTTACATAAAAAGAATAATTAAACAGTTAAATAAATATGAGTAATCAAAAACAACTAATCTCCCCCCTAGTAGTTAAGCAGACTAGAGACTTTAGCGGTCTTCAAGAAACTAACAACTTGGTAAATGCATATCTAACTGAACCTGAAAAAGTAGGTTCTATCTTAGCTTATGCTTTCGGTAAACAAGAAAATAATGTATTATCATTATTGACTGGTGGTATCGGTAACACACTTACTGTAAACAACAAAGAGTATCAGTGGGATCTTCATTCTGAAAATGAAAGAAGTATTGGTGTATCTGTAACTTCTCCGGATGGTGGTACAACTCCTGGTATTGGTGGAATGCCTTTCAGAATCTACTTGGAAGAAAACTGGTTCAGTAATACTGATGTATTAGTAGCTGATGATGGTACACAAGTACGTGTTAAAGGTGAAGCTTATCAAGACGGTGCTTCTTGGGTTTATACAGTAGAACTTACTGATCCTAATAAATCATTTATTGATCCTTCTCAAATTGCACAAAATGCAAGATTCTCTAAAGACTATTCTACTGTAGCAGAATACTCTTCTGAAGGTGGTGGTCATGGATTCCAAACTCCAATTACATTACGTAACACATTGTCTACTTTACGTAAGACATTTAAAGTTACTCGTAATGCTGCTAAAGCAGTAATGGTTGTTGAGTTACATAATCCTGAGAACCCAGAAGAAAAAACTAAATTGTGGACTCAAGTATCTGAATGGGCAGCAATGTCAGCTTGGTATCGTGAATTAGATCGTCATGCTATCTACTCTATTTTGAGTAAAGATGCTAACGGTTTTCATAACCTTAAAGATGGTAACCAACGTCCAGTAATTACAGGTGCAGGTTTACGTCAGCAAATTGCTCCTTCTAACAGACGTTATTACACTAAATTGACTTATGACATTTTAGATGAGTTCTTGTTAGATTTATCTTACTCTTCTCGTACATGGGGTGGTGAAACACACTTTGTAGCGTTGACTGGTAAAATGGGTATTCGTGAATTTGATAGAGCAATTAAAGATCATGCAAGAGGTAACAATATTACAGTTACTGATTCTGGTACTTTTATTTCTGGTAATGGAGAAGAATTAGATTTCACAGGTTACTTCAAAACAGTTCACTTCTTGAATGGTGTTTCATTATCTGTTAAACAATTTGATCCTTATGATGATATTGCTCGTAACAGAACATTACACCCTAAGACTAAAAAACCAATTGAGTCTTACAGAATGACTATCATGAACTTTGGTACTGATGCTAAAGGAAATGCTAACATTCGTAAAACTGCTCTTACTGATTCAGAAATGATGATGTGGCACGTAGCAGGTTCTACTGATCCTTACGCAGGTGTAGCTAAGTCTATGTCTACAATGAGAGCAAGTGGAATTGATGGTTATGATGTTCACTTTGCATCTGAGTGTGGTATCATGGTTGGCGATCCAACGAGCTGTGGAGAATTAATCTTAAGATTATCATAGTAATATTAATAAAAAAGAGGGAGGTTCAAACCCCTCCCTCTTTATTTTAAACCAAACAAACTAAATTAAAAACATTATGCAATATTATTTAAAACCAATTTCATCAAACGTATTTAGTGGACAAGTTAAATATAACAACACTTTTACAAGATTAGGACCAGCTATTAGTGCTGTTACCGGAGAAGTATTTACAGGATTAACTGTAGAAGATGAACAAGAATTAGAAGATTTACTTCGTATGGCCCCAGGTACATTATCACCTAAATCTCCTTTTTGGGATGATTTTCATGTACCAATCGGTAAAGGCGGATTAGCTTTAGATACTGAAGAAAATGATGAACATGCTTTATGGGTAAAATTCTTAAAAGCAGATAAATTAGTAGCATTAGGAGTTGACGGTATTAAAGCTAAACCAAATGCTGAATATGTCCTTTCTTCTGAAAATGAAGATGCTAAAGTAAGTAATGAAAATCGTAAATATAAGAAACAAGCATATACTATTCTTAGTGGACTTACTCCAGCAGGAATGAGAGATATTCTTACTTTACTAGGTAAACCTTCTCAATCTACTAGTGATGA